GCTACGTGCAACACGAATTGGCGAGGCAGGCTTAAGTACCTGCCCGCTCTTTTTGAGGCACGAAAATTGCACTTACTACGATAAAGGTAGATGTCGCGCAGGAGGCGAAGAAGCCCACAATCTCCAGTTGGCAAGGGATTCAAAACCCTTGTTGTTACTTAAATCTGGGATGGTGGTGTGCCACACTCCGGAAGAATTACGATTCGCCAGACATGTCGGTTACTTGTGCCGCGATGGCCAACCAAAAGCTACAAACCCCCATTACCCTGCGGCCATAAACCGTACGGTTGTGAGGGCCAAAGGCCTATGGGAAGCTATTGCGTCATATGATCGGCTTGAAAGCCTACAATTGACTCTCGAAGAGGAAGAAAGACAGGATGTTCATTTAATCTTGTACTTTCCCGGTCCGTTTGAATATAGGATTGGAGAAATACTCTCTCGCAACGGTTATAATCTGCATTACTATCGCCCTGTTCTGTATCCACAAGATATGGTTCGCGGTGACCGTTTTGCTCATGATTTTGACCCAGAAGATCTTGATGGTTTGGTGATCGGATTCACTAATGACAGCCATGTCGCAGCGATTTATGAGTTTGATAGATGTTTACGTTCCTTTGGACTGTACTCGGCCCACCGCGTTTTTGACGGGGTTGGTTTAGAATCAGTTTATGTTCCAGGAATGAAGACAGAAGAAATTGAACTAAAACCGTTTTTGGCACCGGCTAGTCTTTGGTACTGGAAAGATGACCGCCTCGTGTTTTACCCAAGCAGTGACGATTCTGAATATATTGATGACTTAAATGATGAGACTTTACACCATTTTACTTTGCAACAGTGTGCAGTATACATGGAAGGGTGGGTGTCCTCACACACCTTACATGCTAATGCTCATACTAGCGCAAAAGTCTTCTATACCAAGTTCACCACTCGTTCATTGGAAACTACTCCATTACACCTTCGGCACACTCTCCTAACGAAAGATGGAGAGTGGGCTGTTCCAACAGGTTTAAATGTATATGGGGTGGTAGCGAATAGATACCATCAGCAAAAGATTGACCAAATCAACCATTCCTTGAGAGCGTTAGAAGTCGCTGGCACCTTATTAGGCCCAGTACTTTTTCCGTACCTTGATAATGAGTTTGAACGGCTATATTCTTTGTTGAAGACGCGCCCCGTTCCCTCGGATGACGCCCGTAGTTTAGCAGTTTCGCAAATATTTTATGACAAATTTTCAGGCTTACCAAACAGTGTTGTTGAGGTGGGTTATGTTATGCACAAAAAGCAATCATTGGTTGAGCTACTCTTGTCATTGGCCCAGGTTTTACATAAAGGTGTTACCTTTCTGTGGGTCAAGATTAAGGCTGGCTTAGCTGCGGTTAAACAATTTTTTCAAGAGCTTTCTGAAAGAGGCCATTTCGTCAATGAGGATCCAGACCAGGCTCCTGCTGCCGATTGGGAGAGAGAAGGGTTCGTCCAAATGAACTTGTTCGGCATGGTGTCGAACATGATCAACGAGCTTTTACTCTTTAAATCTTTCAAGAAGAAGGTTGTTACGAAAATCCAGAAAATGGGTTGGGTTAAAAACTTGTTCTCGAAGAAAATTAATGTTGAATCGCGGTTCCCCAAAGTTACTGCTTTTATGTCCATGGTTAAGACGATGTTAGCTGCCCTCCTGCGTGCCGTTGTGCCCGCTTTAGTTGAGGAAGCTGCAAAGGCTGTTCCTATTATAGGGCCAATAATTGGATTTTTGGAATTCATGGCTGAAGTAGCGAGATTTTTCTATAGCGAAGATATGAGTATTATCGAGTTGGGCTTTTCTGGCCTCTTGAGAATGTTCTTCCATGGCTTATCTCCGTTTTTTCTACCATTTCCAGTGCGGCTTGCTATTCATGTAACGCTTAATTTGTTTCTTACTGACCCTTATCACCATGCAGTTCCTGAAGGAGAACGATCACAGTTCAACTTCTTTACTCTGCTAGGTCGAGAAATAGGGAAATTTAGGAATGAGTTGGCTTTTATTGATGGCAGGCATCATGACAATTTCCTGCCCGACTTGCCCATAGCCGGATCTATTTTGGACAATACGAGACATGCTGCTGATCTTATAGCAGAAATTCCTCGCATTGATGACTATTTGATTTGTACTCTGCAAACACGTGGAAAACCGATACCGCTCACTCTAACTGAAGGGTTGGAAGTTGCGCGGGACCGGCCGTACATGTATGAACCAGGGCACAATCTTATTGTCAATCCTTTATTGATTCGTCCGCCAAATAATATTGATCAGGCTGTCGTTGGTCTTTACCTTCGATACTTGAAAGATAAGCGGAAACCAAAGCGTTCTTACACTATGCGAGTAGTAAAAAAGTACATCGATCAAATTCTTGTGGACTTTCCTCCAGTGCCTCCAGCACTGTTTGAGGAAATTGAAGCCACTGTGAATGAACAATTCGGTGGAATGAAACTTGCACAGTATACACGCCACTTGGATGCTATTCAAGCGAGTGATACCTGGGAAACCAATATGAATGAAATTAAACTCATTATCAAATCAGATGAAACTTTACCTCCTAAAATACAGGAAATCCCAAATCCCGACCACCCTGACCTTCTTGAACCAATCGAGTTAGTCAAAAGTCGAGGCATTTATCCTGTCCCAAAGCCCGAGATTATTGAAACGATGCAAGGTTATTTACATGCAGCGGAGTATTTAACGGGATTTTTTGAAGATAAAGAATTTTATTATTTTGACGGCACTCTTATCAAATCTTGGATTAAAGGTTGTATCCCCGCCACTTTCACTTTGCCGAAGCTCAAAAACCCTCGTTCCATTGGAGCTTGGGCCACTAGGGCTTTGACACGTGACGGTGTGCATTTGTGTTCCACGGGGGACGACAACTATCTCATTTTTTGTTTAGGAGGTGTCATATGGGTAATCAGCTTCGACGTGAAATCGTTTGATTTTAACTATAGCGCTTATTTGTTGAACGGACACGTGTTGATCTCTGAATCAATGCAAATCCTGCCATCAGCTATTGAATCAACGTTACGTGTCGCAAATGCTGGCATTTATATGGAGTATCCAACGCAAAACAAAGGTGAAAGTGTTCGAATTACACTCAACCCGTTGAAAACCCAAGTCAAGTTGAAATCTGGAGAATATGTAACTAATTTTAAAGCTGTGAATTTATCTGCTATGGCATTCCATGAGATTATGAGTGAGTTTTCTGCCTATTTGGTTAGAACTCCGGAACTCTTCGTGCGTATCACCACTAATGTATTCAAACATCTCGGATTCGATCTCGAGTTTGAGGAGTACAATGGTGTTGCTTATGCTCGTCCATGCGTTCCAACTTTTTTATCTCTTGCCATGGTGAACTTTCATGGAGTTATTACACCCACAATGTTCTCTAGCACTAAACTATTTGTCGTAAAGAAAGACCCCCTATCCATTTTTGGAGGAAACCGAATTGACCCCCTCGCCCGTGATAACGCGATGGGAAAATTGCTTGGTGCCTACAGCCATGCAAATGTCTTCAGTGATCCTTTGGGTGTCGCCATCCGCAATAAGATGGCCGAAATCGCAGAGCAATTTTATAAAGTAAATGTAGAAGGAGCTTACCTTGAGTACCTCGCTCGCACGGGCGAATCAGAATACAGCTCTTACGTGATCGTGGATATTGACTATGTTGATTCCCAGGCTTTTATTCACTATATGCTTGAGTTTGGCGCGGCTAAAGGGGATCCTTTTCCTCTCGCTGCCTATCTCTCGTCTGTAGAAGCCGTCCGTGAGATGTCTGTAACGGCCCCACCTTTGGATCTTGACGGGTTTTTAATGTTCCCCGTTCAAGATGTTTATGTCCGCTGGGCTGCGCATTACCATTATGGCGCACCTAGGGGCATGAACGACCTCTGATTTCGCCCTTGAGGGCGGCGTGTAGAAAAACCAGGTACAAAAACCGCCTGGTGCCCAAGCACGCCTCGGTAGCTCCGTCTCCCCAACAAAATAAATATACTAAAATTTAAGTTAATATCATACATATGTCAAGAAAGGCAACAAAACAAGAGCTTCGAGAGAAGCGTGCTGAAATTGCTCAGCTGGCCAAGTACAAACACACTACTGATGTCAGAGCTAAGAAAGGAAAAGGCAATCTCGCCTCAAAATTCATCACCTACATGGACCCGATGGAGCGAGACCTTGCTGAACTCCAATATGAACTCTGTCTATTGGAACCCGAAAAGAACGACCCCGTAGGAGTTCCTTTAGCAGTTGGTGGTGTGGCCCCCACTAGTATGAAGATCCGGTGCCGACAGCGCTCCAATTTCTTGTGCGATGCCACAGGAAACGCTGCCATCGCCGCATTCAATACTGCCGGACCCCAGGCTGCTGATTTCATAGCAAGCCCCGCCATTGGCAACGAAGACATCAATCGCGAGATGAATCGTCAAAATCACCTCCCGTGGTTAAACATTGGAGCTGGAGTTGTTCGACAGCCTCTGATGGTAGGCCAGATCACTGGCCCTGCCACTCCCGCCTTTGGTGCCCCAGTTCCGACCCTGCCGAACCTGGCACAAATCACCGCCTTCGATCCCCAGATTTCCCTCCTTGGAACTCAGGGCCGAATCGTTGCGCAAGAATTTCGTGTCTATCCCGCAGGAAATAACCTCCTATCCCAAGGAATCGGAGCTATTTTCGAAGCCACAACCAACGGCAGTGCTGCACTCAATGCAGTTACTATGGACCAAGCTTATGCTCTTCAGAGTGTGGATGCTAACGTCGTGACCCTTTCCAATTGGAGACCAGGGGAGAAATTTGCCTCAAACAGATTTCCTCTCCAGGTTGAAGATACGAATTGGTTGCCATGCCAAGCTCCTAGCGACATTTACCGAGTCCCATTCAACACCGCCGGCACTGTCTGGGCGGCGTTCTTTGCTCAAGGTTGTGCCGCTAATCAGCCCTTCACAGTAGAGCTGATCACCGTGTATGAGTATCGCAATAACGCATACCCCTTTGGAACTCCAAACCTTACCACCAACGCAGGCTTTGAGCTTACCGCTGGGATGAGGGCCGAACATGGCACTCCTGCTGGCACCGCCGCGGAGCTTGCTATGCACCGAGCTGGAGTCATGGCGTCTTCCCGCGCCCGCCAGATGGGGCAAAAACACGCCGCTGGCTTCTTCAAGTGGTTGAAAGATAGCGCTTTGCCCTTCGTGGGTAGGGCTGCTGAGTCTATTCTTCCTAAGATTGGAGGCCTAGGCCTGTCCATGCTTACTGATGGCGTCATCCCGCCCGGCATTGGAACTGCGGCTTTGGAAGCTGGTGTACAAGCTTTCCATCCCCTTTCTAAGGTCGAGCCGGTGGTGCGAGAACCCGCCATTGTGGTTCCTGTGGAATCACCTTCTGACCATGATGATAACGATAACGACAACAACGATGTACTCGTTCGTCCTGCTGTGGCTTTGTCACAGGCTCCCATACCCACTGCCCCGAAACCAAGCCCGAAGGAAGGTTTTGAGGCGCGGGTACGA